AGAGCCATTTACAGAAGATTTAAAATTGCAAATTATGGATGCAGAAGGTATTCATTTAATTTCTGCAATTTTTGAAAAACCAATATTACATAATATTTCAGAATTAGATTTAAATATGAGTCAAAATGTAGCAGAATTTAATACGTTTGATATTAATCTAATGTACAACAAATTTAATATTGAACTAGAATTAGACTAATATATAGGATATGAAAACATTTATAGAACATTTACAAGAGAAGAATGTAACAAACGACGAATGGGTTTTGTTACAAGAATCATTAACTTCTGAGCTTACACCAGAATTAGAGGCAAAAATTGATATGGCTATTGATGAATTTATGTCACAGTATACTAATGAAGACGGTATTGTTGAAATTTCAAAATTCAACGAAGACGTTACAAATGAAGGTTTTTTAGGTTCTATTTTAGGTGGTTTAACTGGATTTGCTTTAGGTACTTCAGTTGGTAAAATTGTTGCTAAAGCTTTAGGAGTACAATCTGGTATTTTATACGATTTATTAACTTCTAGATTGGTTGGCGCTGCAGTAGGTTCTGCGTTAGGCAATAGATTTTAATTCCATTTATATGCAGATAGTTGCAATAGACTTTTCTTTAAATTCTCCAGGAATAGTTATTCGTAAAAAAGATAAATTAAATTTTATCTCATACATAAAGGCTGGAATTGGCACCAAAGCTGAAACTAAAATGCAAGAAGAGCTTGCAATGTTAGGCGATATAATTCTAGAATTTCAACCAATCTTTACGACATCAAAGGATTTTTCTGATAAAGAGATTTCCAAATTACAAAGATTTATCACTATGGCTAATGACATGATTCTATTAATAGAACAACACGTTAGCGTTAAAGATCCTATTATTTTTGGATTTGAAGGTGTATCATATGGTTCTGGCGGAGGTGGCACTAACAATTTAATTGATTTAGCTGCAGCAGCTGCAATATTCAAATATTGTCTTTTACAAAAATTTAAGAATCCAAAAACCAACATCGTTACAGTTGCTCCTACTACAATAAAGAAACATGCTGGTTCAGGTAGATTAAAGAAGAGAGAATTGTGGGATGTCTTTGTTAATAATAATCTAAATGATCCTTTATTAAATCAAAATTCGGTGTGGGACTTTGCCAGAAATCTTGAAATCGGCGCTAAAGTTCCAAAGCCATTTGATGACCTCATCGATGCCTATTTTCTAGCATCATATCTAGGGGCCCTTTAAAATCTTTTTAGCCCCCAAATAAACCTTTCACCGACGCTAAAGAACTTAACTTATATGGCGTCTGGGCCAAACTGTTTCAAAAATAGTAAAAATAAACAAATATTTTTTAAGATATATAAAGTATATGATACTTGATACTATGGAAACAATGGACAAATTAATACCTATTGATCATTTTGATTTATACAATGTGTTAAATAAAATGGTTTGTATGAACAGACTATCTAAAGAAGAGATGGAAAGTTTATTAATCAAATCAGGCCTAACCAAAATAAAGGAAGGCGTATATACAGATGAAGATGGTAGTGAATTAGTTATGAATATTGTGAAACAGTAGAAGAGTAGCATATATAATAAACAGTTATAAGAAGTTTAAGGCCTAAACGTATTAACGAATTAAACAATTTAAAGAAAAATTAAAGTATTAAAGACATGGCAGATTTTGACATTTTCAATCTGAGTGTATCAGACATTGACACTCATGAAACCGCAGCAGCATCATCTTCAAATGATGTTTACAAACCAACAGCCGATCAAGGCAAAGACGGAACTTACAAAGCACTTATTCGTTTTGTTCCAAACCCAGCAAATCCACGTAATTCACTTGTTAAAAAATATGTACACTGGTTAACAGATGCATCGGGTGAAGGTAAATTAGTTGATTCACCATCTTCAGTCGGTGACAAATGCGCAATTGCAGATGCATTTTTCAAATTACGTAAGTCTGATTCAGCAGTAGACCGTAAAATGAGTGAAAAACTTAAAAGACGTGAGCAGTATTATGCATTGGTTAAAGTTATTAAAGATCCTCAGTTCCCAGAATATGAAGGTACTTACAAAGTATTCAAATTCGGTTACAAAATCAAAGAGAAGATCGATGAAGAATTGAAACCAGCATTTGGCGAACCTACACAAGTATTTGACCTTTTTGAAGGTAAAAACTTTGAATTAATTATCACACGTCAAGGTGATTATAACAACTACGATAAATCTAAATTCTCTGCTTCTAGAAGTGCAATTACAATCGATGGTAAATCGGCTGAAAAAACTAAAGAAGTGATGACAACCATCAAAGCAGAATTAGATAAAGCACCATCTTTAGAACCATACGAGTACAAAGCATGGGATGATGAAACTCGCGATTTTGTAAATTCAATTTTGCGTCAGTATTTGAATCCTGGTTCAGCTATGGATGAAATCGTAAGCAACAAAAAAGCATCAGCTAAAAAGGCTCCAGCTGCTCAAGAATCTTCATCAACAGATGACTTCGATTTTGACACAACACCGAGTCCTTCAAAAGCAGAAACATCTGCTAACGTAGAATCTTCTGACGATTTAGATGCATTTTTGAATGACCTCGACATCTAAAATATCAGAATCATTTAAACACAAGATTAAGCTTTTAGTTAAACAAGTAGTTACAAAAGAACACTCGTCAACTAATAAGCATACTCTAAAGGAAATGCCAGGGCGAATAACCCTGGCATGTCCTTATTGTGGTGATTCCAGTACAGATGACATGAAAAAACGAGGTAATCTTTATTGGGGTACATTACAATATCATTGCTTTAATTGTAGTTATCATACAGATGCGTATGGTCTTTTAAAAGATCATGGCATTAAATTAAATACAGACGAAACTATAGAGATTATAGACTATGTAAAAGAACATAAGCTAGAAACTAGAGAAGTTGAAGTATTACAACACGGCACTTTTGCAAAAGTGTTAGATATAGCACCAACAAAACAAGATCTTAGAAATAAATTAGGGTTTAAAGATATAGAACCAGGGGATCCTGCGTTTTTTTATCTTAGAAACAGATTATTATCTACAAAATTAGAACATTTCATGTATTGCCCAAAAGATAAAAGGCTTTACATTTTAAATATAGGACCAAATGATAAAGTTATAGGCATGCAATCTCGTACGCTTGTTAAAGCATCTAATAGTAGATATTTAACATATGACTTATCAAAATTAAAAGAATGGCTTGGTGAACCTTTAGAAATGACAGAAGATGAATTAGTACCTATTAATAAAATGTCTACTTTATTTGGAATCATGCAAGTAGATATGATGCATCCTGTCACGGTATTTGAAGGACCACTTGATAGATTATTCATGCATAATTCATTAGCATTAGCTTCAGTAAATAGAGACACTGAAGAATTGGATGAAATTCCAACTATTAGATATATGTTTGACAATGATAAACCAGGAAAAGATAAAATGCTTCAAAAAATGAAAAGAGGTAAAAGCGTTTTTACTTGGCAAAGATTTATCACAAAAAATAAGCTTGATAAATATCCTAAACAAATAAAAGATCTAAACGATTTAGTTATTGCAGCGTGGCACACTAAAAGTAAATGTCTAAAAGAAATAGAAGATTATTTTAGTAATTCACCATTAGATGCATACTATTTATGATAGATCAAATATTAAGAATGGTAGATCAAGAATTAGAAGACTTCGAGAACGATAAAAATCGAAGAACGGGTTTAAAATCACTAGTTGAATTTACTTCAACTAATATAGAATATAATGGTGATGAATCAAATTTCGAGATTAAGCCTAAATTTAAACAAAAATTAAAAGTTTCAGTTTATATAAAAGAAACTAAAGATAAACGCTCACTTTTTTAAAAAGCACAACATGTCAGATACAGAAGTTACTACAAAGCCGGTAAACAAATTAGTTCAAATTGACGAAATGTTTGGGCAAGAAAGAATCAAATGGACCGATAAGGTTAAAAAATTAGCATATGATTTAAAAGATGGCGATAATCTACATGAAGTAGCAGCGTACACTTTGAGTTATAGGCAAATTATAGTAGAAAATATTGCATCTATAGCCTCTAAAATTAGAACTAATAAAGCTAAATTAGATAGAGGATTTAAAGAAGCATGGATTAGATATTATCAATTTGAATATAAGCTCAACGACAAGCAACGTGAAAAATTCATAGATGCAGATATGTCAGAGGATTTTCAAGTCCAAGAACTATTAGAAGCACATAAGGATTTTTTGACGGCCACTGTTAAGACTCTTGATAACATGGGTTTTGCAATAAAGCAACGCATGGATATGAAGCAGTTATAAAAATATTAAAAATGGTTTGGTTTTAACATTAACCGAAGACAACAGATTTTTAAGGATTGATGAGGCTAATGAGCTTGAGTTAGAACAATTAAATATTAGTTTAACTAAAAGAATCGACAGCTGGAGATTTAATCCTCTTGTAAAGCGTGGACTGTGGGATGGCTATGTGTCTTATATAAAAGACAATAAGTGGATCCCAGTTGGTTTATGGCGTTATGTTATGACGCTTTGTAAAGAATATCGTTTTGAATTAAAGATAAACGGTATCACGAGACTCTTCGACCCTAATATTAGTATAGAATCTTTTGAAGAATGGGCCAATGATTTTTTTAATGGCTCAAAATTAACACCAAGAGATTATCAAATAGAAGCATCTTTTAATATCTTAAAATTTAAGAGATGTTTAGCAGAATTAGCAACTTCAGCTGGTAAAACTATGATTAGTTTTATGGCAATTGCATATATGCTAGAAAAACAAAAAGCAAATAGAATTTTATTTATAGTGCCTAACGTATCTTTAGTTGTACAAGCAACTGAAGATTTTTATGATTATAATTGGCAAAATAGAGTTAAAATTAAAATTCAACAAATCTATTCTGGGCAAAAACTTAAGCCTAATACTAATGTTGTAATTGGAACATATCAATCGCTAGTTAAAAAAGATAAAGAATATTTTGATGATTTTGATGCAGTTATAGTAGATGAAACACATAAAGCAAAATCAGCATCTATTAAAGATATTTTAGCTAAATGTAGAAATGCGCATTATAAGTTTGGATTATCTGGTACTTTACCTAAAGATAATACATTAGATAAATTAACGCTTATGTCTCAGACAGGCCCTGTAATTACAGAAGTTAAAGCTTCATTTTTACAAAAAGAAGGACATATCGCAGGATGTAAAGTTAAGGTAATTGAAATGGATTATGCACCAGAATCAACTAAAATTGCATTTCAAGAATTAGCACAAAACAAATACGAAAATAAAGATGTATTCCAACTTGAACAAAATTATGTGGTCAATAATCAGGCGAGGCTTGATTTTATTGTTTCAGTTATTTCCAGAATACCAAGGAATTCTTTGGTACTTTTTCACAGAATCGAACACGGCAGAAAACTTTATGAGTCGCTTAGGAAAAACAGCGAGAAGAAAGTATATTATGTCGATGGCAGCACTGATACCGATATTAGAGAAGAACACAAAAAGAAGATGGAAAATGGCGAGGAAATCGTAATTGTAGCATCGTATGGTACATTCTCTACTGGTATATCAGTTAAAAAAATTCATAATATCTTCTTCACCGAATCATTTAAATCTGAAGTTATTATTAGACAATCTATCGGCAGAGGTTTAAGACAACATGAATCTAAAACAGATGTTCTAATTGTAGATTTTGTAGATAATTTATGTACTTTAGAGTGGGAAAACTACTTATTTAAGCACGGTATAGAAAGGCAAAGGATCTATAAACAAGAGCAATTTGAATATAATATTAAGAAAGTTAAATTTGAAGGAGATATATAATTGAGACATAATAATTAAAAATAAAACATAAAACAATGTCAGTACAAAAAATTTCATCATTTAAGACCTTCACGGAACTTAAAGGTCAGCAAACAGCTGCTAAGTTACACGAAGAAGGCAAAGCAAGAAGAGCAGAAATCGTATCTAAAATCGGAGCTGCATTAGAAGAAATGGGTGTAACTTCTCTACAAGAATTAGACGAAGAAAAAAGAAACTCATTAATTGCTAAAATTTTCAACGAAGACAAAGCTGAAGATATTGAAAAGAAAATAGTTGCTATGGGTAAACCTGAAGAGGAAGATCCAGAAAAAGGCGCTAATTTAACAAATGAATCAGTTATCAATGAGGGGACAAGATCTCAAATTGGTAAAATCGATAAATCTGGTAAAATTGTATCAACATATGTTCATTATGATGGTTATCCAGAAAATATGGTGCCATTATTAAAAAATTATAAAGATACAAAATCAGTAGACCAATTATTAAAATTAGGTAAAGCTGGTATTTCATACTTAGACACAAAGATCGGTGATAAACCAATGGATTTCAGTAATCCAGAAAAAGGTGTTACTTTATTTTACGGAAGAGATAGAAACGAAAAAGGTGACATGACTACTAAAGCAGACGTTAAAAACGTAGCTAAGTATTTAAAACAAGTAGCTAATAGCGGAGGTGCAGAATATGCTTATTTATATGACGAAAGAGATGGTAAATGGTATATGGCTGACACATATGAAGATAAAGAATTAAAACCAGTTGCAGAATCTTTATTAACTGAAGGAAATGCGTTTGGCGCGGCCGTAGTTAAAGCTAAAGAAGATGGAGAAAAAGAATTTGAAGTAGGCGGCAAAAAATATAAAGTTAAAGAAGATAATTCATCTGAGTTAGACGCAGTTAACGATATATTTGAAGCTAATTATAATGTTTCTAGATCAGCTATTGGTAGAATGAATGGTTTAGTTCCATTAAAAGAAATGAAGTCTTTATTAGATTGCGCAGAAAAGGTTATCAAAGACTTACATGAAGAAATGTTTGAATTAGATGAAATTGTAGGTTATATTGCATATAGAATCGGAGATGAATTTGAAGGTGTTTATGAAGGTGAAGAAAGAAAAACAGTAGAAGTATCAGAGAAAAAATCTACAAAAGAAGATCTTTTAGATAAAATTGAAAAACTAAGACTTGATTCTAATGCTGGTAAAATCACAGGAGATCAATTTATGGATAAATTCTTCCCTTTATGGAAAGAACTTAAAGGTTTATATGAATCTGTTGTAGAAGAAGACTTAAATGAAGCTAGATCTATTAACAAGATTCAAAACGAATGGACTAAAGTCACTAATGCAATGAAAGCTACTGCTGCAGAATGGAAAGCAGCAGAAGGCGATGCAAAAATTAAACTTTTAGATACATTAAAACAAATGACAGCACAAAAGAAAGCTTTAGAAGCTGAATTAGAAGCTGTAGTATCAGATAAAGACAAAGATTTAGAATTAGCAATGGAATCTTTAGAAATCAATGAAGGTTTTGAAGTTCATTATTCAGATGGCGTTAGAGCTATGAAAAAATTTGGTAGTGAAAAACAAGCAATGGATTTTGCAAAAGACTTGATTAAAAATAAAAAAAGTTTACAATTCGTAGACGTTTTTAATGCTGGTTCTGGTTTTCACTCAACAGCTGACACAAGTGCTATTGTAGCATTTTGGGGAGATGGTTCTTATACAGACAATGTAGCTAAAAAAGATGATAAATTAGCAGCTAAAAAAATTCAAGAAGCTGTAGAATTTAATGAAGAAGATATTAAATCAGACGATCAATTTAAAGAATATGCAATTACAGTTTTAAAAGATGCATTTAAAGATGAATTTGATCAAGCTAAAGCAGATGAAGTAATCAAAGGAATATTAGGTAAATGCGATGGAGATTACGGAGCAGCTATCGGAATGTTAACAAGTTCTTTAGG